TTAGAAGATAACCAAGAACCACTACGTGCATCAGCTACCCACCTTCGTGTAGTACCATCTATTTCAGCACGTTCTATTTCAAGTTTTTTAAGTGCTATTTCTTTGTCAGCATCGCTCATACTTGAGCCACCTATAATAGCTTGTATAACACTACCTACTGCTGTATTACCTGCAACTGCACCAACTACATCTGGTATTTTGTTTAGTAAGAATTTACCTACTTGTGTATCTTTAAATTTCTTTTTTTCAGCCATAATGTACTTCCTACAGTATTAGTATGTCCAGACTGAATTTGGTTTTGAGTTATCGGTATCGCAATGTATAAAGGTTTTAGCGATTCCCAACCTTTTAAATCCTGCTTTAATAAGGGCATTAAGAACAATGTATCTTTCTTGTCCTGATCCAATACTAATATCGGCTGCAAGTCCGTTAAGGTGTGATGAGTTTTGCACACCGCCAACTTTTCGGTTATGGTCGGCTGTTCTATATCCACTTGTGATTTTAAATGGTATTCCTGCAATTTCACGTGCGTTGTTGAGCAACTCAAGAAAGTTACTATCCATATTAACGCCACTTCCTTTGTGATCAGGTGAATCAAATTCATCTAACGTGAAGTATTTCATTTTTTAATCTTTTCAATTTCTTGTTTTATATCGCTTACTACTTGGTTAAATTTATCTTCTAAAGCATCAGGAATACCATCCTTATCTTTATCTGTAAATATACCGTAAACTGTTAATGCCATCATTAAGGCAGTTAAAAACATTACTATTGAAATTATAATTATAAAAGTTTGCATATTTATTTATTTAAATGGCTACCATCGCAGTAACCTTCTGGGTTATTTGTGCATCCGCACTTACATTTTACTTCTATCATAACTTTCCTTTTGGGGGGTTATTTTTATTATCAAAGTCCATTGCTGCTTTAAGTATAATTTTATCCATCATATTATCTTGGTTTTGCAACATTTCTCTTTGTAGGTTTATTACCATTTCTTCTAACCTATCTTTAGCCTCTACAAGCATTTGTATTTGATGGTCTTTTTTTTCTAATGTAGCTTTTAAGGCATTTACATCGTCTGGTCTTGTACCACTTATAGCACTTATAAGAACTGGTATTGAAGCAGCAATAGAACCAATTAACATAAGCACAATTTCTTTATTAGATTCTAAAACAGGAAACTGTACAAAGGTAATAATAATACCGACAATAAATAGAAATACAAATAAACTACCTGCATAACTTCTTATCTCTTTTGCTACTCCGTTTTTAGGTAACTGCATCACTTTATCTTTTTATAAATGGATATAGATGTATATACTACTGCAAGTACTAAACTGATTGACTGAAGCATAGGATTCGCCTCACTTATAGAAATGCCTAAAGCAAAAAAGTTAACAAATCCTATCTTTAAATCTTCCATTATGCTATTGCTAAATAGATGTAAGTATCTCCGCTATAGTTTACATCTGCATTACTACCTAAAGTAAAACCATTGCTATCAAAAGAAGTTATATGCGTAGATGATGTAGGTTCTGAATTAGATAAATTAGGATATAAAAACTTGCTTGTACCCCTTGTTGAATCTTGCATAATCCAACTATAACCATTTGCAGTATTTTTCATTAAAACCCAACGTGGTTGGAATCCTGTAGTAATTGCATTTGTTCCACTATTTCCCGTATACTTATCCACCTTCTGATAACCTGCTATGTTTGCAAAGCAATACGCTATGTAAGAATCACCACTTCTATTAACTACGTCCCATCCTCCTACATTAAAAGTTGTAGTTGTAGGTGCGCTATTCCATATTTTAGTAGAACCTCCTGGAGAACTTTGACCACCAGATTCATTTAACACTAGATGTTGTCCATTTCCTGTTGTCCAAGAGTTGGTGGTTATTCCGTCTGCACCCACATACCAACTCGCTGGGTTATTAGTTTTTTTAATAATAATCAAAGATGGTGCAACCGACAGTCCGTGTCCAATGTTCCAACCAACTCCGCTGTTATTAGAACCATCACTTGTGGCATTTGTAGCACCATTATAAGAAACAATACTAAATCCTGCTGCAACATTCTTTTTTATAGTAGAATTAATATCTCCATTTGTATTAGTTTCTGAAGTAGGAGCGTACCAACACCAAGCAACGTAATTTGGTGGAGTACCTGAACAGCTTCCACCTGCTGCTCCATTGACACTTGCACCACCACTTGAAACATCTGTTACAGTAAAGCCATTAGAATCAAAACTCGTTAACCCATTTGGTGATTGATTAACTTCTGCAGCGGTTGTGTTTGAACTTAAAAGTTCCTGAACACCCCTAACAGAATCCGTTAAAGAATGGTCACAAGAAGCATTTCTTGATTTTATCCAAACAAAGTCTGGTTGAAACGCCATCCCAAGATAATTAATGTTTGTATCTGTACCGCCATAAACACCACCTGCATAGGTTATACTTGTTTCTGTTCCGTTGTTACTTCCTACTGAATCTAAAGCGTTTCCATCTAACTTGTAATGTGCTGTTAAATTTGCTGTAGGTATTTGGCTTGATTCGTTGTAAAGTTTTGTTATGTCTGAACTACCTAATGCTGATGAGTATATTCTCACTTGGTCTATTTTTCCGTTAAAATACTGACCATCTGCTATACCAAATCTTGTTTCAGAATATGCAGCAGTACTTGCTACTCCAGACTGATAAACATAGCTACCTTCAACACTATTGAAAAAAACTTTTGCTTTATTAGTTGCACTTCTATCAGCTACAATAACTAAATTAAACCAAGTATTATTTACAATAGCCGATTGTGGGGTTACAGTAATAGCGTCAAGATTAGTATTACCATTTGAAACAACACTATAAATAGTTATTTTACCACTATTTAAAACTACAGAGATTTGATTTGTTAATCTTGATGAAGTAACATTTACAAAAAACCCTTTATATTGTGTAACATCAGCAATATTTAACCACATTGAAATACTATAAGGATTTGCTACGTTTATTGTGCTTGTAGGGATACCAATTATAGAACTACTCCCATTAAATACAGCACCTTTTTCAAAGTTACTGCTGAAACTATCTTCATCTAATTCATATAAAGCAACACCACTTCCATCACTAAAAATATCCGTAGTTGATTTAGTAGAACTTGCATAGGTTTCTCCATATAGAGTTGTTACTTCTGAATCTGATACCGCTCTGTTAAATGTTCTTACTTGGTCTATTTTACCATCTGTAACAATTCCAGAAGTTGTTCTTGCACCTATAAAAAAATTCTCTGTATTTGAACTTGCAGATGCAGATAAAGCACTTGATACTACCGCAGAACCATTATTTAAATATATACGAATTTTATTATCGCTATTATTAAATGATATAACAATATGTTCCCAATTTCCTGTCGTTGAATTAGCACCTGTAGAAACAGTTACTTGATTGTTACTTGTATCATATAAATCATAAGAATATCCCAATCCTGAAGTAAACCTTAAAGACCAACCGTAAGAACCAGAAACACCGCCTTCTTTATTTAATATTGTTTGATTTGCAGTTGTATTTCTATTCACCCAAACAGATGCACTAAATCCACCTGCAGCATCAAATATAGTACTACTATCAGACACTACAATCTTGCTACTACTCCCATTAAAAGCAGCACCTTTTCTTATGTAGCCTGTTATCTTTTGTGTACCTCCATTTCCTGTATAAGTGACAGTTTCAAAGTTTTGCAAAGGGTCAAAAGGTGTAGCACTTGGACTTGCAGCAACTATTCCTCCTGTGGTAAAGAATTTTTTATTAAATCCCATTTAGTCAATATTTAAAGAATAAGAAACTATTGCCTTTTTTGTACTTAAAGCATTTATCTCTCCTTCTTTGGTTGCACATTCAGTTCTTAAAGCTGCTCTTGCATCTATAATATCTTGTGGTGCAGCAATACCTTCTTGCGCTCTTATAATGTACCAATCTGTTTCAGATAGTTTTCTATTGTATATAGATTTTAGGTTTGCTATTTTACCTTCTTTTAAGTCGGCTACTGTTTGACTCCAAGTCCTATCAATTATAGGATATGTAAAAACACTATTATCTGAATCAAATTCTAAATCCCCTAAATATTGAGTATTAGAATCATAACTTGGACTTACTACATCATAAAAGCCTGCCTCTTCCCAAATACTTGAAGAAAGTGTATCGTATCCACAAATTACATTACCCCACGCTTTAGGAATTGTTGTAAATCGTTTTATTGCTCCGTCTATTTGTATTGCTACCATAATTTAAGGTGTTGTATCAACAGCATAAGTTGCTATTGCATAAGTTAATATTGCTGCTCCGTCATTGTCATCTACACAAAGTACTTGTATGATATTAGTTGCAGATTGATCTAAAGCAGTTGTACCTACTTTATTAATTGTAGAAGTTGTAAAACTATCTGCCAAAGTTATAACCGCACTACTTAACGTACCACTCAAAAGAATATCAATCACTTGACCTTTCTTCATATTTTGTATGTTTAAAGTAGCTGTACCTAATGTTCCTGTAAGGTTAAAAGCAGCGTAAGTAGCACCATCTAAATTAATAGTTCCACTTGTTGTTGTTATTGTTTGCAATGCTGTATATCTACCTTCTAACTTATCGTGAGTAACATTGTCATTTAGAATCTTTGCTGTAATAACAGAATCTGCTGCAAGTTTACCACTTGTAACACCTAAATTAGCTAAAGATATAGTTACTGCTCCTGTTGCTGAATCCCTTTCTATCGGTGCGGTTGCTGTTATACTGCCGACATCTCCTGCATCATCTGTATACAGTTCTGTAAAGTTGTCGTTTACCTTGTCAAAGGCATCTCTGATAGGATCACCAGTACCATCGTTAGCGGTTGTTCCAATATTTATAACCTGTTTAGCCATTGTTTAAATTTTATATTTGTGTTGCATCTGCTTTATATAATGTTGTATCGGCTAAAAATGGTGTACCAGATATTTGTGTTAAATCTGCTGTAAGTGCAAAAGTACCCCAACACGTTGGTGCTGAAATATCAGGTATACTATTAGTTGAATAAGCTGTATCAGAACCAAATCCTGAATCAGTTATCATTTGACAATATATTGAACCCCAATTTATGTTATTAGCCATATATATATAATTACTTTTTTATGTTTTTGTTATACATCCTTTCTAAATAGTTTTTTAACTTAACTATGTTTTGTTGTTTAGGTTTGTATCTTACTTTTATTATAGTACCCATCCAGAAAAATTAGCGTCTTTATCAGGGTATACATTATCATCATTATTAGTATAGTATTCAGCATATCTTTCTGCTGCATAAAAACTAAAATGTTCTATCATTCTATCAGTATAGTATTGTGCTGTTGTACGTTCTTTTTCTATTAAAAAATCAACTTCAGTTTTAGATACGTTTTCAGCATTTTCACTACTATGTTTGTAAACACCTTTATTAGATACAGTATAAGCAGCAAATGGTAAATACTCAACCATTGCCCAATGTACTAAACAAGGTTTAATGTGTGTTTCAACTAATGTTGCATAATGTCCTGCTAAATTACCAGCTATAATATCTGTACTTATTTTATCATATAGCTTTGTACCTATATAATTTTGTATATGTATGTTTTGGGCAATCTTAACG